CTTGGTACAAAAATTGCCCCGTCTTGAAACATTACATGAGTTAATGTTGCATACCCATCTTGTTTATCAGCAAATAAAGATTCTTGATTAGTAGCTAATCTAATTTCTCTATTTTTTTTAAAGCCTTCGTCAAACCATAGCAATGGTTTTCTAGCTGTATGTTTTGTTTGTATGATATAAGATACAGGAGAGTTCATTCCTGTTAAAACATATGTTCTATCTTTATACTCCCAAGCGCTGTCTAATGCTTCAGCACTACTTTGATCTTTTTGTTTTGTTGACATAATATAATATAATAATTAAAAGTAGAAAATACCCCCGTTTTAACAACGAGGGTAAGTCTACTAGGTGTTATTAAGCTTTAAACAATACAAAATTGTTTGCGGCTTGTGTAACTAAACATCTTTCACTTAGATAATTAACTTTCATTTCGTCAATATCAGAGGTGGGAGACCCAGTTCCAACAGATCCTGTAATCCAAGATTTGTTTTTTCTGTTCTCAGTTTCTGAAGCTCTATAGCGAATATGTAGGAAAGGACGCTTAATATTTTGTCCTAAATTTTGGTCATAAACGGTAGAAGTACCAGCGGGTACTAATACACCTTCAATATCACCAAACCCACCACGAGTTGACCAATCATTTAAATATTTCCAGTCAGTTTTGTAAAAATCGTAAGATCCTCTTCTGTAACCTGTAAATCCTAAATTAAGGGCCATATCAGCGCTGTTATTAAACACACCATAAGAGGTGCCTCCAGCGTGATTAGCTGCTCCTGCATAAGCTCCGTTTTGCATAGCAAGAATATCATCAATTTCCAAAGAAAGCTCTCTATTCAAAAACAGCATGTTTTCTTCAATTGATCCTTGCTTGTCAAGTTGTTTTAGAACATTGTCAAAATCAGTAAGAGCTCCGCCTCCAGCTTGAGCAGCCGCTTGACCGCCAAAACCAGTATAAACGTTTCCTCTTGATTCGATAGCTTCAAAAAAGCCTTCTGTTCCTCTAGCGTTTTGAGACCCCAAAGAACCTCCAAAAGCGCCAAGCGCAATATCAGCGCCTCCGGCTACTTTTTTAACGCCTTCAACCATAGACATTTCCATATAGTCTTCCCAGCGAAGTCTATTTTCATGCTCCGATTTAATATACCACAAATATCCGCCAGCTCCATTTTCAGAAGTTACTTCAATCCATCCAATCTGAGCTGTGTCAGATCCATTGATTGAATAATTTTCTTTTAGAATAATTGGTGATGTAGTAAAAGTAGCGTATCCTGGATCAAGGCTTTCGGAAAAGCTTCCAGACCCTTTTGCAAATTCAGACCCATAAGCAAGAGCCGTAACTCTTTCCCCTGCTGCAATTGCGCCATGAGGAGCGTAAGCCTTAATTTGAAATTGTTGGCCAGCAGTTGATCCACCACCGCCAACGCCAACGTTAGTACAAACGCCTTTAATAACAGCACCAGTTCCACCAACAGCAGAAGTTGCGCTGGATTGAATTTGTACCATAACGGTTTGTCCTATTCTAAAGTTAACAGCCTGCGTTTGGGCAGTAGGGCTAACACCTAGGCTAGAAGGCTGGGCGGTAGGAACGCTAAAGTTTAGCACTCCGCCTGCGTTTGCATTAGCAGCAATTGCGGCTTGGCCACCAGCTACTGGCATAGTTGCGTTATTTCCTTGTGGAAGTACATTCACATATCTAGTGTGAAGTCTACCTTGTTCAGTCCAAATAATTTGATCTGATGTTGAGGGCATTTCTGCCGATACCATACGGAGGAAAGATCCAATAGATCGATTTCCATATCTTTCTACTTCTTTTTCGTATACGTCTGGTAGGTATTGTTGAGTCCATTGACTAAAGCCAGCGGCTGTAAAGTCAATGTAGTTCCCAGAATAAAGTGCTTTAGTCTGAGTTGGTTGTAAAGCGGCAGGTATGCCGTTAGTAAATGCCATTTTGTTTTGATTTTAAGTTGTTATTTCCATTTAATGCGCAATTTATCAGAAGAATCGCCAGAAACAACTCTTATTGTATCACCAGATTTTGTAATTATAGAAGAATTATCTGTTCGCGGGTCCATATTTATGTTTTTTGCTTTTTTTGCAGATTCTTTTATAGCGTCGGCACGGCCTTGCTCGTAAAAGTGATTAGCTATTTTATCTGCATTTTGTGCAGTAAATAAAGCTTTATGGTATTTTTTCGCGTCAGTAAACCCTTCTTTGTTTTGAAACTGATTTAAAAAGTTGTTAATGTTAGATTGAAACTCTTTTGTTTTTTGCGGATTGTCTACTTTAAATCTATAATTATTTTCACCAACCTTAAAATCAAAACCTTTGAAATTATTAGTGAAAACTTTTTTAGTTTCTTGAGCAAATTTTTCAGCATTTTTAGTTTCTTCTTTGATTAATTGCTGAGTTTTATCGTAATACGCCATTGCATTTTTGTACTCATTAGGAACTTCTTGCTTTTTTCTTAACTTAAGATCAGCATAGTATTTTTCCTTTACGTCTTTAAATGTTTTTTGGGCATTAAATAACTCTTCTTTAAAAGCCAATTGCTTAGCTTTTATATTGTTAGGATCGTCAAGATCCGTATCATAAGCAAAGTTTTTATTAATTAAAAAATCAATATCTTCTTTGTCTAAATGTGGTTTTGTGTATTCGTAATATTCTCTTACTAATGATAAATTATCTATTTTATCAAGGTCTCTATTCAGCCTAGCGTAGTCTTCTACTGTTCCGCCGGTGTCCTCTATAAATTGTACTAGTTTGTTTACTCCTTCGGGTAGTTCTTGTGCTTTTGTTTCCTGTAGTATTTCCTTTTGTTCCGATACGGCAGGGGCAGATTCATCGCTTTCAACCACTCCGCTCTCTTCAGAATTATTTTCTTCATTTTCAATAATTTCTATCGGAGAATCAACAGTTTCTTCGGTGGGGTTGTCTTCTACAAGCTCTATTGGGCTTTCGGCCTCTTCATTGTTTTCGGGGGCTTCCCGTACTTCCGATCCCACTTCTGACAATCCCACTTCGGATCGTTCATCTTGTAACACAGTCTCCTTTGTTTCTTGCTCTTGAATGGCATTTTCTTTTGTTTTTTCTGTTTTTTCAGGTGGTGAATCTACATTAATTTTGTAAACACCATCCTCCTGTAGCCCATATTCTGGGCTTACTTCGCCCTGCTCAATAGCTTGCTCAAGTACAGCGGCTTCTTTGTTTTTAGGCACGGTATCAACAGGAGTCTCTTCTACTGCTTTTACCTCAACGTTTTCTTGTAATTCTTTTTCCATAATAATATAAAATATAATAATTGTTTAACACTACGATGCTTCAAATCTACCTACATCAAACCCTCCCAGCGTGTCATTACCTTTGGATTCAAAATCTTTGACAGGGCGGTCCGTGTTAGGTGCCCCTGATATTTTAGGTTTATTAGCTATAGCTATTCTTTTACCCTCTTCTTTCAACAGCTCCCGCTGTAGCATAGAATTATTTGACCTATTAGCCAATTCCATTTGTGACTTTAATTCTAATTCTTTTAATTGCACATTCAAATTAAATTCATATTGCATTAGTTCTTTTTTGGCTCTTGTTTCTAATTCCATTTTTTTAATATCCATTTCTGTTTCTGCACTTGATAATTGTATTTTGGAAGTAGTTTTAATTTGTTCTGCATCTGCTTTAGCGCTTTCTATTGATATTTGCGCTTCGCCTTGAGCTTTTGCCTGAGCGGCACTAGCTGCCTGTGCCTGAGCTTGATCAGCTTTTTGTTTAGCTAATCTTCTAAATTTTAACAACTGATTAGCTAATTTTATATTTTTTATTTCTCTAACGTCAATAGCATCTTCTAAAAATATATTTTCTTTAGAAAGAGCCATTTGTATATTTTGCTCTAATATAGCTTTTTCATCCTCATCTGGCTCAAGTTCTAAAAATATACCAAAATCATGCAAATGCAAATTTTTCATTTCTTCAAGCGAACCTACTGAAAATTGCCCTATAGAATCTATAAAAGCTTGTTTTGTAGGGTGATATTCTAAAAGATCTTTAAATCTTAAAGAAACAGCCTCAGCTAATTTAGTAGTTATATACATACTACTATATAATATATGCCTTGTAGCAACATTGCTATTAGCGGCAGCTAATTTTTGTACACCAACAAGGGCATAAGGATCCGGATCAGAGCCATCCCTTGCTTCATTTAATCCAGTAACATCTCTAAGCATTTGAAGATATTGATTGTATGCGGCGGCTAAAACTTGTATTTGCCCGCCTCCGCTACCGGGAAGTTCTGTAATTGGCACTTTTCCTGGGTTTTGATCACCTTCAACTGTTAAAGATCTTCCTATAACAGAGCCAGTTTGAAAATACATATTTAAAGCCTCTTGCGGATTATAGTTAGTACCATTACCCAAATCTATTTCTGCAAGACCATCCGCATCTAAATAAACACCTGATGGTATCATTCTTTGAATAGCTTGTTGTAATTTTAAATGAGTTAATTGTATTAAATCAGCATATGGAGTCATTTTAGATACTAAAGAATCTATTGAACCTTTATACATTCTTGGGGCTGACACTATATAATTCATCATGACCTTATTAACATTAGCGTAAGGTCTTATCATATTACTGGCTTTCTCCCATTTTAATAATTCAGAAGTCCCCAATATAAGTACTCCCTCATATATAACCTCTCTTGTCTGTTCTACCTTTTCAAATCTAACTTGCTGTTCTTTAGGCGGATCAAAACTATCATCTTTTTCTATTGCCTTGCTGGCGCCCGTGGGTGATTCTTTTATTTTATGAACATCATGTTCCCACGTTTTCCAATTAAAATTTAATACAGTTACAGTATTATTTTGAGAAATAGAATCATTAGCGTAATTTAAAGAATTATAATTATTATTAACAGCTTTATTTGATCCCTTTTTAATAAGCTGCTCTAAAGTTTCGTTGCTTAAATTAGGAAATCGTTTTTTTAGCTCGTTAATGCTTATATTTTTTATTTCACCAAAATAATAACAATCTGAAAAATTAGGATCTTCTGTATATGACCAAACTAAATTAGCGGGGTCTACATATTCCAGTTTTACCCCGTCTGTATTATTAAAAGTATGTTTTGTGGCACCAATACCAATAGTGGTAATATCATAATCAACTCTTCTTTTTACAGAATCATAATCATTTGCTTTAAATATATTTTCTATAGCTTGTTCTTCAGCTATTTCTATGCCTTGCTTGTAGTTAAGTTGCATGTATAGTTCCAACTCTTCTGTTGTGGCAGGTAATTGGTTAACTTCAAAATTTCTAGCAGAAACACCAAGTTCTTTTTCTATATTTAACAGCAGATCAGCTGTATTCAAATCTTGCTGAACATCATTTACAAACCTAGTTCTTTTACCTGTAGAGAGTTCGTCTTGCCCTACTGCTTTTATTGCAAAAGTTCTATCTTGCATGCCGTTAACAACTATGTCAACAAACTTAGGTATAATAGGCACGGGCTTCCAGTCTAAATTTAAATACGATAAGTCGCCGTTAATAGCAAATTCGTCTTTGTATTTTCTTATTGATTGTTCTCCTCTAGCATATAATCTTAGTCTATGACACTCTTCTTTAGAGTTATAGAATCTACCAACCCCGTTGCTATCTTTATTGAACCATTCTTGTTCAATAGCTTTACCAACAGACAAGCCATAGTCTTCAGTTCTTTTTACAGAATCTGAAACCGCTTGATTTGGGAATGCATAAATATTTGCTTTAGTTTTTGCCATGCTTATTTTATTATCTCGCTTCTTAACCCTTTGTTTTTATATTTTGAAAACATAAAATCAATTTTTTTAATTACTCTTTCACTTTTAGGACGATATAAATGCTTTCTGCAAGCCATTATAGCCAGCCCGCTGCTTATAGAAGCATCATGAGCTGTACGTTTTGATATATCAAATTTTGCCCAGTCTTCTAAGGTCCTTTGAAAATGCATATTTCCGTGGTTATTTCCTTGATTACCAACGTTTTCTTCTATATATGATTCAATTGCAGCAGCGTGTGCTTGCTTTATATCTTCTGATGTATTTGGTATTCCGCCTAATTCTATTTCAGATTTAGATAATGCTCCTCGTAGCCTGTCGGGCCGGTTCATAGAAAAACCTCTATAACCTCTTCTTTTTAAATGATAAAGCAATCTTGGCTTATTATTCTCAGCAAGTATAGGCATGCCATAAAATACTATTGCCATAAGAACATCTTCAAAAAAAACTTCCGCCGTTTGTGGTCTTGCTACATATTCTAAAAAAAATTTACTAGAGGGGAAATCCGGGTCCATTGAAAATGTTGTTAGACCGTGCAGTGCTCCGTTAGATCCGCCTCCACCCACGGTGCCGGAGCTATCGTCACTATCCCAGCCAAAGTT